GTGTTTTATTAGTATCAAAAAGACCCCCCTTAGATAGGTTACAGGAAGCACATAATAATTGAAGGTTTGAGAGGCTATCATCGCCTCCTAAACGCCTTGGTATTATGTGATCTACATGGTTACCTTCCATACCACAGAGCTGACATGTACCAGCATCTCTTCTTATTACTATCTCTCTTAACTTACGCCATTGAGTAGTAGATCCATTAGACCTGAGTGCTGACTTCTTCAATGCCAACCCTTACTCTTCCAATGATCTAATGCAGCACAGTAGTTAGGCTCATCACCTATCATCCCATACCTATTTGATACATACCGGTATGTCCAATCATACTGTTGTAATGGTGTAGCTGTAGCCAACCATATAGACCTACCCTGCATGAAGCCATGATGTGAGCCATTAACTGCATCAAAGTTCCAATTACTCTCTTTAGTAGCAAGAGTATCTAAGCATTGGTAGTTATTAAATGATAACTGGTTCTTAATATAAGTCTTTATATTAAACTCTTCTACTACAGCTGCTTCAGCAGCCTCCGTAGAAGTTGATTCATTTATGAATAGAACTCCCCCGATAGCTAACATCGCGGTCGCGAGCAATTGCGCACACGCGCTCGCTAGCGATTTATAGCGTACCAGCCTTGTCAAATCCATTAGTGTTTTACGCATGATCTTGGGCGTGTCTAATCCTGATTACAATCATGTCTAGTATTCATATCAAAGCTACAGAACTGACATCCCATAGCCTCATAGCAATATGCGCACATGTATTCGAACTGTATTTCGTTACAACATGTGAAATGGGCTGTTGAATCAGACTTTAATTTATAGTCAAATGGCATTACTTATCCTTTCCCCATCCAGTACCTTTGAAGATCGCTGGAGTTGCGCTAAATACCCTAATCATGGGAGTTGAACAGTGCAGCACCGGGTTAGCAGCTGCGCTCATTGAGTGTTCTAACTCTTGTGTTTGTCCACATACTATGCATTCATAATCATAACGAGGCATTGTGATCCTTACATTTAGTGCAGTATTGATAATCTGCAATCAACCAGGTTCCACAGCCTTTACATCTACTAGGCTCTTGAAACCATTCTGCGTAATCGACTTTATTGAGTAGCTGGATCAGGTCAGAGAATCGAAGCATGGCTCCGTACTCCCCAGCATCTTCACCCTGTCCGTTGAATCTCATAACGACTATAGACAGCTTCCCATCTGCCCGCTTTCGTGTCTGATCCAGCCACTCCTTCGGTTGGAAGGCACTCCGCGCTTTAACCTCGATGTCGAACGGGACACCGATAACATCGCTACCTTGCCTACCTGCCCCAGCACTTTCAGCATATGGGAACCACTTTTTTAGGTACTCAGCGACGACTTTCTGAGTGCGATACCCACGATGCTTACGATGCTGGGAAGTCATTTATAACCAGATTGGTGGGCATTGTTCTGCCCGATTCTTAGATGGACATGTGTAGCCCTCATAAGCCTTACCGGACTTTGCTGATACACCTGTCTTATGAATCATGACATCATGCTGGCATCTAGGTGGTTGTGGTACTTCTTTAGCATTCAGTTCATCAGCTAGTAAGTTCATCGCTGCGTTCAAAGTAGGTGCACCTGATACCGGAATGGTACTTAGTTCATCTTTAGGATCGGCAATAGTCCAGGCATCTGCTACTGGCTCTGGGAACTTCTGTTTGATAATAGGCTTCTCGACCTTTGCCATTTCTTCTCGGCTTGGTCGCTTTCCCTTAGCTGCAAAACCTGCGTTTGCAAGAGCTCTGCCGATCGCGCTAGTCTCGCAGTTTTCCAGAGCGCTAGTTGCATTAACACCCCTGTCAGTATCCTTCTCTTCAGCATAGCCAGTCGAGTATGCGACTTGGTCGAGGTAAGTGCGATAGAGATAGGCTTTAATAACATATCTATGAGCTTCACATATTTCCAATTCCGTTGATATTCGTCCATCTGGGAACTCCTTCCAAAACTTCTCTAAACGAGACTCTACTGTCTCGTAATCGGCTAGGTTAAACGCCATGATTGATCTCCTCTTGTTTGACTAGAAACTCTGCTTGCTCAGTCAAAGGCCAATGAGTTCCATCAGGCCAGATTGACACCCAGACAGCACAAGGCTGGCAATAATGTCGGTTGATTCCTTTAGACTTAGCATGTTGGCTCACTACAGTCCATACAGCTAGTGTCTTACCCTTTTGATTTGGGTGATCTTGTCCCCAACGCATTTTGCAATAGTCACACCATTGACCGGGCTTGGCCTTAGTAACTGTCAAGGTCATTCCAATCAGTTGATGTAATAGAGCCAGCGATTGCAGAGTAGCTACAGATGTCTTTGTAACTGTCTGGGTGGTTTGCTGTAGTTTTAATGCGCGAGATTTTGGTGAGGATAAGACAGATTGCGACTTCGTGAGGCTCGATGTTCTTGTCAAGGTACACGCTCCAGAGTCTTGCGATCTGAATGTGATTGAGAGTTGAATCGCCGTATTCACTACCTCGTTCGACGAGGAGCTGCTTGGCTTCATCGAGGATTTCACCGGGCTTCACTCTGACCAGAATGTGTGTCGAGCGACCGATCGGCCGAGTTGATAACCTTCTTCTTTACCTTGCTTGAAACCATGAGCATAACCAGCTAAAACTCCTACTGCTAGGAATGCCAGCCCTACCAGGCTGTAATATAAATCTAAGTTCATTTTGCCCTTTCCATCAGTGAGTTTCACTGATAAGGCGCAATCTACATGCTACCTAGGACTAATCAAGCACCTTTTGATAACGAAATGGTAACGATTCTCCATCATCCATGGCATCATCGATGTCACGCCTAAGCGGATTATCGAGATCGTCCATACCTGCGACCATTGACAACGAATGTTCCATCCTTTTCAAGATTAATTATGCTAACTTGACTGCCTTTGGCATCTTCTTCAACGATGATAAACGCTTGCTGCCAGTTCATTTGGCCTTTGGTATAAGTTGCCATGCGGGTATCCATGAGGTGTCCGCCTTCATAACCTCTTATGATGCGGCTGATTTTGCCACCAGATGACTCAGAAAACTGTGAGAAACCAGCGCGATGCGTGTGACCACAAATGGTCGAAATACCCGCTCTGCGGGCGCTCTCCAAGGCTGTGAGCCCTGGTGTGGGCTTCACGCTGCCCTCATCCCCATGTACCGCTATAAGCCGTTTAGCGACCTCATAGGGCTTCCGGTGATAGGTAATACCTAACTCGTCTAACTTCATAAACTTTTCAAACTTTAACTCAGGCAAAGACATGAAGGCTGGAATCTTATTCATGATGACATTGAACAATCGATCGGTGTGATTTGATCTGATCATGTGCTGTTCTTTGGCATATTCGCCTAACCGCCAAAGAATATCAACGGTCATATCTCGGTTCTCAGCTAATGTTTGTTCGTACCATCCTGGCTTACCTTCGCTCCATCTTCCAATTTCTGTGAAGTCTGCTTCATCTCCCAGAGTAAGTACGCTATCGGGGCGATAAGCCTTAATAAACGAGATAACATTATTGACCGCTACTAAATCGTGTAGAGGCACTTGCAAATCTGGCACTACTACAGTGCGTTTCATTAGTCCTCGTCATCGTCAGGGTAATAACCCGGTAATCCACTTGGGTTATCATTGATCCGCTTAGGGAGAATCCACTCAGGGTATGAGTATGGATCCATTATTAGTGACAGGCATACATCCACAGCAAAGCCAGCCTTACGCAAAGCCTTGTAATACTCGTTAAGAGCTATGGCATGCGCTTCTAGGGCTGTGTAGCCCTGATCCTCTAATGCCTTTGCTTTGCGAGCAGCCATAGGATTATTTTAGCGGTCTAAAAGTATGTTGTAAATCTCATCGACTCGTGTGTTGAGTCGCTTGATCTCGCTCAGTAAGTGTGTGATCACATAACCAGCCAATCCACCTAGTGTCACAAGCGTGGCAATATAGAGCTGAAAGAACTCGCCCTGTGTCATCGCTTGGGTGTCGCATATCCAAACACTCCAGCTAAGACAGCCCAGAGGATCGAGCGATAGTCAGCTGCGAAGTTACTCG